CTTCTAATCTCTCATATTTTTTTAAAACACCTATACCAATGAAGTTTAAAATTAGAATCACTATAAGTACTCCTATAAAACCAGCAATCAACATTTTAAAAAATAGTTTTATTTTAATCACATCCTTATTTTATTATATCGCACATTATTTTATCTCTACAATATCTTTTAAATTAACTTTTCGTAATATAGTTTCTTCATATAAATAAAGTGATCGTTCATAGTTATCTACCTTGTGAATGTACCCTTCTATATTTTTAATATATCCATCTTCATAATAACTAACAGTGATCACTGGGTCATGGAACATTTTAAATACTAAAGTATCATTCAACTCGCTTAACTGGTCATCGCTTAATATAGGTTTATCTATTTTGTTTTGGTCTTGTATGTATTGCTCTAATCTTTCATACTGCTCGGGCATTGTTTTAAAGGCTTGCCACTTAACCATTTTACGTCCTTCTGGTATGCGCGGGTTAAGATATTCTCTAGGTATATTACGATAATCTGATTCATATTTATAGGGTTCTGGCATATCCGGATTAATAATTCTCATAGTATCACCTCAATCAATACTATAGAACACTTGTTCGTATATGTAAATAAAAAAATAACCACCCAGTGACATGCTTGAATGGTTGACGAAATAAATATTTTGGAGTTTTATATATGCATGTACCGATACTTTAACATAAAACAAAAACACCCACTAGTTGAGTGAGTGTTAATCCGTGATTTTAATATTATTTTTTTCTGACATTTCTCGAGCTATATTTCTAACTGGCATATTATAATTTGGGAACCTGTTTGATTTTCCAGTTAATTCACTAACTATCGACCTTAAATATGGAAATAAGATTGCCACTGCATTAGTTTTTAATAAATCTCTAAAATCGATTCCATCTGATTCTTTTTCATCAAACTCAAAATAACCCACTATACTCACTTCAAAAGAAAATGGTACATTTTCATTTTCATCAAGTTTGGCTCTTAATGTAATAATTGCTGTTTCTTCATCATCAATAATATTTATATGAGCATCAACATCTTCGTCAATAGTTATATCTTTATTGTTTTCAATATCAAACTCCGGGTTAGTTTTATAATACATAGTATCTACTACATAATTTATAAAGTTTATCGCCGCCATTATGCCGCCTCCGTTATTAATGAATCAATTTTACTTTCCTTCGAAGGAAAATCTTCTCTTTTATAAATAGGACTGGTGTAAGAAAAATTATTTGCAGTTTTAGTATAGGAGCACTTATTAAAATAATTATTCTGATATTCTTCATTTTGTTTTTTTCTATTATTTAAATTAAAAGCAGAAAGAACGTCCCATTTTTCTATTTCACCATTTTCATTTTCGGAGTAAAAACCACTCTCGTTATTACTAGGTGACTCTTCCACATCAAAACCAACTTCTTTAGCTAATTTAACAATTTCTTTTATATCATACATAATTACTACCTCCTAACTCATGACTTCTAATTCATTATACACTATACACTCCGTATCGTGTACACAAATCTGTTTCTCTGTTCTGACATATCCTATACTATCTAAATGGTTTTTATAGTTCTTATTAGTTGAAGGAAATGTAGCAGATATCACTTTGAAGTCACCGTACTTCATATATAGATTCATTAATTTACATCTTTTTTCTATTTTATCACCTGAAACTATAAACTTCTTTCCACTTCTTTCAACGAATTTAATGAATTCTGCCAATTTATCTTCTTCACTAGGTTTATCTAAGTTAATATAATATTTTTCAGGAACTAATATATTCGATTTTATAATTGCTGGTTTTTCATTACGGCTCCCCCACCACTCAGCCTTTTCATATAACTCATAAAAATAAACGCCATGTCCGAGCCATTCATTTTTCTTGGTTGATTTTTTAAAATTATTATTTTCGATTATATTTAAAGCAGAATTTTGAGTAGTACCATGATACCCTAATATTTCGATATTCAAACTGCATCCCCATCTTTCTGAAGATTAAAACATATTAATCGTAAACTTTTTACGCTTATTAGTCAATGAAATTTCAAAAAAATAACCACCCAGTGACATGTGTGGGTGGTTTGCGTGGGAGCATTCTCAAAAAAGTTGCTCCGTGACGGAATGATTACCGTGAATTTGCTGGTAAATGTTTCAACCAGCTTGTTTAAAAAGGATAACAATATCCCATGGCACTATGCCTTATTGTCCGTATCGTATATATTATACTCAATCGTACGGTATCGAGTTAGAAGTCCTCACTCGGTTTTATTAACGTCAGTATGCCCCCTCTGACAAATCAGATACTGGACTGGAAGAAGTCACCAGTCGGGACCATGTTACCCACGGTATCTCTCGTATTTTATATATATATTATACCACATTTAAACATAAAAATAACCACTCCGAAGAGTGACATCAAAAAGGATGAAGTGTCGGAGTACTTCATAACTTTATAATATTATAAAACTTTCTGTTTTACAACGCTTTTATTTCACATAAAAAAAGCAGGGCAGGCACAAAAGTCCCCCCCTTGTAGCGACAATAAATAGCAGTATCTAACTATAACCGTAACATAAAAAAAGACAGACCCGAAAGTCCGTCTAATCTATTGTATGGTTAATAATGATCGTGCCTATAATATACAATAAAAAAGCGCCTCGCAAAGAGACGCTGAATATATTTTAAGGCCAATCACAGTGGATTGCGTGGCTTTAAAGCCTATTTATAATTTAACATATTTTTCCGTTTAATCAAATAAAAAAAGAGCAGACACGGGACAATGTGCCTACTCAGTGTGAACTAGAAATACAATCATTGAAAGCGCATTTATATAATAATATAAAAAAGACACCCCGTAAAGGGGCGTTGTGAAAACTCATTTTTAAAATGAGACGATAAATACAGTTGGTATTATATCAACGTATTTATTATATTAGCATAAATTTTTAATTATGCAAGTTAATAAAAAAGACAAGCACAGGGGCCTGTCTCTTCATACTCGCATGTTTTAATAAAAATAAAGGAACGTGAATATATGTCTACCTATAAACTATCACTTTCTAATGACTTGGTCAAATAAAATAAAAAGCACCCTATTTAGGGCGCTTAATAATGCGTTTAAATGTACTTTCAAGGCGTGCTTGTGACCAAAGCACATTCATAATATAACATATTTTGTCTATTTTAACTAATTTACAAAATTAAAAATAGGCGGACTTGAAAGTCCACCTATTCATTCGACGATTAATTATTTTAAGTTACATAGAAAGGAGTCTAAGCTCTCTGCAATTAACTTACCATTTTTTATAAACTTAATCAAGTTAAAATAAGAAGGCACCCCTAAAGGATGCCTCATGCGTAAAAAAAATAGAATTGGTGAGTCAATAAATAATCATTGCCTCTATTTATAATGTAACATATGAGAATTAGTTTAGCTAATAGTTCCCCATAAATTCCCTAAACCTTGATTAGGAGGAGCTACTCCATTCCATGTACGTATTGGTAAATATCTTCTACCATTAAAACTATCGTAGCCTACCCATACATGCCCATCTTGTAACATCACTTCATCATATTTAATAGATTCACCAGGTTGTAACCACCCACTAATTGCTAAGTTAACAAATGGACCTATCATGTGTACTGCTATAGGTTCATTACCTACTTTGAACGTAGCTTGTTCAGACATATACCAAGTATTATGTTCATTTTGTTGCCAACCTGTATTAGTTGCAAGTTTGTTGTTACTAGTCGGCTTGTTTATAACTGTGGAGCCCTTAGGAATTTTCCCGTTATAATATTGTTTGATTTGGCTAATGAAATAATCTTTTGTTTTATTAACAATATCTTGCGGCGCTCTTTGTGTTGATGTGTAACCGGCGTGTAGTGCCATTGATCTATGTGGACATTGCGTAGGTGAAAACTCGTTGTGTAATCTAACAGTGTCTCTATTGACCGGTAATTTCCATTTTTTTAACATACGCGCTGCTTCTTGGAATACGGCTTGCTCATTATCTAAAAATGTTTTATCACTCGCTGAAAACGATTGGCATACTTCGAAACTGTAATAGTCTCTATTACCTTCTTCGTCTGCTGTAGCCCATGCGATACGACTTTCAGGTAATGCTTGCCAAACAGTATCACCACTAATATAACTATGTGCTATACCGATTGCTAATCTTGAATAAGGTGCGTTTACTAAACTATTGTGGTATTGCATAGCCGAAGAACTTCCTGCATCATTATGAATGACTACGCCTTTAGGTTTATAGCCACGTTTAGGTAATTTATATCCTTTAACTTCATCTCGGTTATATTTTAATTTCTTCATTTGTTTTTTTGCTTGTTTTTTCTTTTTCTTAGTTGTTTTCTTACTATCAGCTACCTTAGGCACCCAGAAACCAGTACAACCATAGTAATTATCTGTGCGTAGTTTAGGTGGTAAATTAGCTTCATTATTCCAATTTTGTTCTAGAACTTGTACAGTATTAACATTCGCTTTAGCGTAAACAATCCAAATGTGACCATATTTTTCATATCCTGGTGTTCCAAAGTTAGCTACGCCAATTGCGCCAACGGGTGGTACGTAATTGGGTGTATTATCATGCCATGTAAAGTAAGGTCCTAGTTTATTATCCACTGCGTCTTTAGCATCACCCCACATTTTTACTTTGTTATCAGTAAACCACAAGACATAATCAATAATTAGATCCATACATTGGGCGTTAAATCTTTTATCTGCATCAATAGCACCCGGTTGCATTGGCAAATAGCCTGGTTCTCGATAAGTTAATTTTGTAATTCTATAAGGACTATCTACTGTCCCTTTTTTATAAGCTTTTAATCTGTCGTTAATCTGTTTTTGCGTTTTACTCAATTTAAATCACTCCTTTATATAATTAAAAAAGCTGACGATATACGCCAGCTCTAATTGTTAACTTTTAGGTAAACCACTATTGCCACCTAATTCATCTTTACTCTTATTATCTTTACTAAATCCTTTTTTATCCTTGAACGTTTCCCAAATACCAGTTGCCATTAACCCACTAATGAGACCAGCTAGTAATCGACCAGCAATAGATAGTTCGGAAACAATTTCTGGTATAAAAGCAGTTAACCCACCTACTACCACGCCAATAAATATTGAAATAATTGGTATAATATTTTTCGGAATTGCTTTTGTTCGTTTTATTACTTCTGTTAGTGCAATAGTTATTACAGAGATAATCCCTGCAAATGCTATAATCTGTTCCATTTATAAAAACCTCCATTTATAATAAAAACAGGGCGCTGAGAAACGCCCTGTGTTGCATCGAGAAATGTATTTACCTGTGGTTGTGCATAATAAAAAGCCGACACGAATGTGCCGACTTCTCATACTAGTTATTTACAATTGCCGAACCAGAAACATTCCCAAAAACTAGCGCCGAATACTATTGAATTACTTAAAAAATTTAGCATAGATCTCACCCCTTTCTATAACTACATACCTAGCCACATTTTTATAGAAGTCCATACAAATGTGCCTATAATAGAAAATATGGTTCCAAGTATTAACCATTTAAGTTGATTAAACTGCTTTTTGCTTTCTTCTTTGTTCTGTTTCTCTGATTCTCTTTCTCTATTGATAGAGTCCAAAGTATAGTTCATTTTCATATTAGTTAATTCTTGGGTATGTTGCCCCTTTTCTATTTCTTTTAATGAGTTATGAAGTTTTTCTATAGATTCATTGATTTCTTTTCTATCTTCCTTCATTGTATTTTCAATACTTCTAAATCTACTATCGTTATATCTGTCTTTGTCCTCTAAAATACCGACCCGTCGCTCGATATCTTTAGTCCCTTCATCACTCACCGTTTCACCTACTTCCATCTAAATAAAAACCACAAGCCTAAGCCTGTGATTGTTCCGGGTATTTCTCTCCAGTAATTAATGCGTATTCTTCTTTATCGATTGCACCCTTTTCAACAAACCATTTTATTTGCTCGTTAGTGTAACTCCCCCAACCGTACATGGTCTTGATATCTTCAAATGTCGGAAATAGTAGTTTCATTTTAATTATCCCCCTTTAACTTTTCTAACTCTTGTTTTGTTTCAACAATTTCTTGTGCTAATCTAGCATTTTGTTGTGTGAGTTCAGAAACCATTACGTTTCCTTGAACGATTTGTATTTGCATATTTGCGAACATTTTTCTTAGTTCTTCATCTGTGCCAGATAAATTTAAGTTAGGTGGCTCAATAGGCGGAAATGTTTCTGTTTCTTCTTTGTATTCGTTGTTAACTTCAATTTGTCCTTCGTTAAACAAATAGTATCTGGGTTTAAAATTTCTAATAAAGTCACTCGGTATATTGTCTATTTCAATACCATCTTCAAAACCTCCTACAATAGCATAATTAATAATTTCATCATTGGTATTTATCAATATTTGCATCATTTCCACCCCTCAACTTTAGTAATTGTAAACGCATTTTTATCTTTACCAGAAGGTTTTAAGTTTTTATAGTCAAACGCAACGTCATGTCTTACAAATGGTTTAATCCCGTTTTTCACATTAACAGACGATTCATAAAACTCGACAAGTTGTCCTTCGGCATCAGTTAAATTAAAACGTTGTATTGTTATGTTATCTATCACATTTGAAACCAATACTGGTTCATTAAATGTTCCTCCAGGGAATTTTCCTGATATCATAACTAAACTGTAATTATAAATACTATCCGTTAAGTTAAACTCTGTATTTACACCGTTAGCAGAACCTTCAAATAAAACAGTATGTTGTTTAGAAAGTTGTTCATCAGTATACCGATTAGCATCTGCTAATGTTTCGTTAGCGCGTGATTCTGCGCTATTTTTAGTTTCTACTTCTTCGTCTAGGGGTAGTGAAACTAATTCTTTCCAGCCACTGTCATTACCTTTATGAATGTTCTTTTTGTATGTTTTACCACTAGCGCTTATAGTTGCTATAATTTGCTTAGTTTCATCATGACCTATGGTTACATCAACATTCCAATATTGAGTGTTATCGTCACTACCTTCTGGTGCATTTTTCATTCTCCACATTTGATAAAAACCACTATTCAATTCTACTGGGTCTGTATCTGAAACTCTTATGCGCTGTCCATCTCCTTCAGTTAATTTATGCTTTTGCCACTCCTTAGACTCCCCTTGAGTAACAACTTCACTATTCAGAACACTCTCTTTAAACGCTTGATGTTTATCATCCATATATTGTTTATCGTCATCAAACTTACCAGAATACTCACTTGCCTTGTTGTTTATTTCTTCTAGTCGTTTGTCTGCTAAATCATTTAAAACTTTAACACTATCGGCTTTAGCAACCTCAATATCAGTTAAACCTTTTTCTCTAGCTTGTTCTAGTTGTGAAACATAATCCTTTGCATTTGCCATCTTATCTTCAATATCAGTGATACGATTTGCAATAATAGCCTGTAACTCATCATATTCAACGATATATTGAAGTTTAGTTTCTGCACTGATTTGGCTAACAATAGATTTTTCAATATCGAATGTTACAATTCGTTCAGCTACAGTCACATTAGAATTACCTTTTTCAGATATAAAGACTTGCATTGTAACTGTACCTTCACGTTTTAACATCTCATTAGGAATGTAATATTCAAAACGCCCATTGATATTTGGCTCAGTAAAATGCAAGGTATCTTTTACAAATGACCCATCATTGTGTTTTAGTGCAATATGTCCAGTAACGTTTTCCGTACTCAATAATAAAGGCTTATTACCTTTTGTTACATTAAATACAAAAACCGCCGAATCTCTATCAGCGGTTGAAAAGGTAACATTTAATTTTGAACGAGGTTGATATCTTGCAGTGTTTTCCATATTGATAATTGAACTTTTATCTAAATTACTTACCATTATTTAACCACCTCACTATTAATGATAAACCAATCTGTTTTATCATCGCTGTTTTTATAATTTCTGTACAATATTTCTAAATTATAATCAGATACATTTCTAACAACCCTATGCATATATCCGTTATTTTCTCCTTGTTCAACATGTATTATCCAACCCGCAACTCCTTTTTTACTATTTGGAAAGTCTATCATACGTTTGGAATCTTCAGTCGTCATGTAATAGGTTAGCCCTACAATATTTAAATCAGCTATCCGGTTAATATGTGTAGGTACTCTTTCCCAAAACCCTGCAGTTTTCTGGGTGTAATTCCACGGTCCTATGCCGTTTCTATCTCCTTTACGAGAAACAAAACGTTCGAAAGTTAGCATATTTCTTCCATAACTGTTTCTTATTAACCTTTGCAATACGTCTCCATTAGATTGAGAAGGTTCTACTTGGAAAAACCAACCAGCGTCTCTTTGTTTTTTATCTAAAGGGAAGTCATCTATATTTTTTATATGATTCGTATATAAATAATAGTATCCTGGTGTAGTGATAGTAGATAATAGCCTCATATTTTCTGGATCTACAGGTAATGGTTTTACACGCCCTCCCGTATCAGTTAACGGGGTAGGAATGCCACGTGAATGTAATTGATCTAGTACACCACGCTGAGCAACACCATAAATTTTATGAGTTCTATTGCCTGAACCACCTACTGAAAAACCTATTAACAGTGCTTTTCTATTTTCGTCATCATAATATATTTGTAAACCTTCTGGTTCTGAAAAATTACCTGGTACAATACCACCATCACCACCGTAATTTATTTTAACTTGATATTTTTGTTTACCTGTTTCTAAATTATAAGTTGTTAAATAATTATCAGTTTTAATACTCGATGTACCAGTTGTCCAGTATAATGTATCTTCATCAAATCCAACACCTTGCATAGGTTGGGTTGGGTTAGTTAAATTTAATGGTAAATCTATTTTGTATAACACCTTGTTAATTCTCTTATCGATATCATCTAAATCTCTAATCTCTACATAATTTCGAGATTGCCTAGTTTCCCACTCGCTACTAGGATATTCAACTCTGTATAAAATTTTGTTTTCCACTTCGTTTATAACTGGTGTGATATAGGGTAACTCTGGGTGGCCCGTGAATACTTCTTCCATACCATATGTGCCATAAGCCATTTCTACATTAGGTGTATATTTAAATCGTACAACTTTATGTTTACCTTCACTATCAACAATGTGAGAATATATCCATAATTCATCATTTATATATCGATAACCGTTATGCGTTCCATGTCCTCCATTTAAAATCAAACTACTATCAATGTATTCTCCGTTAGGTTTTAACCGAGTTAACATATAATCTGCACCTTGTGCTTGAGTCATATAAATAATACCTGTTCGTTTATCAAACCAAAAATGTTGCATAACCGCGTTTGTTAAAGGGCTTAAATCAGTGACATATAAAAACTCTTGTTTGTTCGGTTCAAATCTATATTCAGCATCAAGTATCGTTTTTTTAGCTTTTTCTACTTCTTCTATTGTTTCTTCTTTATCAATTTTTGTTCTTTCTTCCCATTTGATTAGGTGCTCTTTTAACGTAGGGAAATGATTACCAAAAATATCCACTCTCGCTTGTACAATTTCATTTGCACTGTTGTTTCTGGGCGCTAAGACCAAACGATCAATTTGTGTCTGTAAGTCCTCGAATGTTTCTTTTGATGTTCTAGCACCATGTTTGATTTGTGAAGAAGTATGAGCGTTATTCTCATCTGTACGATGATAGTGAAAGTCATCTTTGATATAGTTTATATTTTCTATAATATATTTAAAATTACTAACCATCATACGTCTGTATTCTTGACCTAAGTCAATTGGAAAATTAAGATAATACATTGCCATCCCCCTTTTCTAAGTTTTCTATTTTTTGATCTAATTCATACACTCTATTCAATAAATAATAGTTATCATTTTCTAATTGTGTTATTCTATCGTTCAAATTTTCCGGTAAACCTATAACATAATCAGCGTGGGCTACAGGTATAAAAGTATTTCCTTCTTTATCTTCTAAATATCTAACTTCTGCTTCATTCGCCAATGAGAACACTCCCTACAGAATCTGAATAATTACTTGTAGACACAATTTGATTTGTTCTTCTTGCTCGTTCACTTATAACAAAATTATTCATATTTTTGATTTTCATACTTTCTTGTAATTGAATTTTTAATATATCTTTGCTGGCATTGCTAAATTCAACTTCAACTGGTTTAGAGACAATCGGATGTGATTCAGTTATTTTGACCACTTTTAACTCCATGTTGTAACCCATCGGTTTGTGAATAAAACGAACTAAACTATTTTCTTTGATATCGCCACTCTGGATATAGTGTTTGTCTTCAACGCTGCCTAAATAATTAGTAGCGATTTCCACGACTGGTTCATCTTGTAATTCATTTACCAACGTATTCATTAAATCATCGTAATTTAATGCTTCGTCATCATAAACTGTAGCTGCTTCTAAATGCCCAAAGGATTCATAATTAGGTGATTTATAAGTCGCTTTAGTGTGGTACACATCCTCACCTTTTAACACTGCTGTTAAATTCAATACAGTGGATTTACTTGTCCCAACATACATACAAGGCGCTGACTTTTTATAGTCAACGCCACTTTTAGCTTTTTTAAATACTGCTTTAAATGTATGCTTACCTTTACTTAAACCACTTGCTATAATTATTTTCTCTGTTTCCGCGTTCTTGCTATAACATTCAAATTCGCCTTTGCTTTGGTTATCGATGAATACTTCTAACACGCCGCCTTTAGACATTTTCTTTAAAGTCCATTCAAGACGTTCATTTCCCCATTTGCACTCAAATTCTTTAGTATAACTTGCACCTATCTTTTCAGTTCTCCAAGTACCTTCTTTAATAAAACTACCAGAATATGTTAAATCTTTAGGTTTGATGGGACTATAATTGTTTGTCTCTGTTTTAGTTTTCTTTTTACCAAAACCTCGAATAATCGTCTTTAAATCGACTGTGTTAATCGTTACTTGAGCATCGTCATTATTATACTTATATATAATAGGCTCATCTGAACGTTCATAAAACGTTTCTTCGTCATAAATATAAATTGTTTTGTTGTCTGCAAAGTAAATGTAACCGAATAATTCAGCACCTTCCACAAGTGCCTCTAAACCATTCTTTCCGCCTAATTCATCTAAAGGCATACGTTTGTTAAACGTACCAACGAGTTTGTACTTAAAGCCTATTTTATTTCCTTTGAAAATATATTTAATATATTCTTCAACTGTATAATTAGGTTTATTTTTTTCATCTTCATCAGTATTCAATTCTTCGTTTTCTAAATCTTTATCTATATAGTGATGTTGAAAGTCCATAAATATATGTTTGGCTTCTACTTCGTTCTTTAATACAACTCCATCATAAATAGGCTTTGTACTTTTAATAACATAGTATTGGTCCTTCCATAACAACAACATTTCATTTGTAATCGTGTCGAAGATATCTGCATTTTCGGTAGATTTAAAAATAGTGAAACTAATTGATCTATCGTTATTTCTTTCATACTCATATTTAAAAGATTCATAATCTAAATCTGTAAGTATTTCTCCAAATTGTTGCTTTCTATTCGTCAATATTAATGAGTCCACATAATCACCTACCTATAAATAAAGTTGAAACTCCATTTAGTTTCAACCGAAATAATACTATCGTCTTCAATTTTTATGGTGTTATATCCTGGTGCTAGTGTAATCCATTGCCAATTTGTATCAATGCCAACTCTGTTACCATCTAATATAGGATGAACACCTTGTATTGTTAATGTTTTACTTGGCGTTAGTGGCTTCTTATAAACAAATTTATCTTCTGTTGTTAGATTCCGAATAGTAATACCATTTGGTGCATCGGCTTTAATTTGAATTTGTAATTTATGTCTTAATAAAGGGTCTATCGTATCTGATGAGCCATTGTATATATCAAAATAATCACTAGTGTGTGTATACTTAATAGAATTATCAGCTCGAGCAACTGCTTCAAATTGCCAATCACCGCTTGATAAACTAAATTGGTTTGTGTCTTTTAATGATTCAGCATAACCATCTTTAACACTAAAGGTCATCTCAAAACGAGCCATTGAAAAATCTGCATAATCAGGATTTACATCTGGATTGTTCACTTTAAACTTTATACCTGGATTATCAGAAGTTACTATATAATAAGGTTTCCTTTTGAAAAATATACTTCGTAATTTGAGCTCCATTAAGTTAATATCTACCTCATCTAAGCCATCTAAACCAAATTTAACTATTAAATTAAAAGGAGCGAATGATACTGCACCTGGCAGCTCTCCATCCACTCCTTTTATAGTTACATTATCTTCAACCACTACAGGATAAGAGGTTTTAGATTCAAGAAAAATAAAATCATTTATATATTCATTAATATCTTTACTTCCATCTTCATTAATTATTTTTAACCATCTACCATCTATCATTAGTAACCCCCTTGAGTATAACTAGCCATTCTTAGGTCCTCTCCTAAAATTTGAGAAATGATATTCGCTGCATCTTTAGGTGAACCTTGTTTTTGATTACTTAACAGTTTAATAATTGTCTGTGTAAGTTTATTGTTTTGATCATTCACTCTTACAAGCTGACTTAACATTTTCTCAATTGTTGAATTGTCATTATTAACTGTTACATTGGCTGAACCATTATCCATACCAATGTACTTCATAGCTTGTTCTATTAAACCAACAGCTCTTGTTCTCTTCGTATGATGAAGAGGAATAATAGCTTCCGGTCTATTTTTCTCACCAATTTCAGCTACTTGATGTTTATTAACAAAGCCACCGTTTTCATATTTTCTTGGACCTGTTGGTGACCAACCACCATTCGGGTTGAATTGTGTTCGCCAATTCTTGTTGTTAAAGAAAGCGAGTAATTGATCGTAACCATTTTTAATATTGCCATGACCTTTAACTTTATAATTGTTAAATGTGCTAGGCACATATTGAAGTAGTCCTTGAGCTCTATTGGCACCGTAGTTACCATCTTTTAAAGCAGTACTTTGAACTGCGCCTGCGTTACCACTAGATTCTGCATTGATTAACGAAATAATATTATTTAAGTCGTTACCTCTTAACTTAACATTCATTTGTTTAGCTGCTTTTTTAATATCGCCGGACCATTGTTTAGCTGATTTGTTTGTAGATCTTAAACTCTTCAACCAATTCATAGGATTAATTGCCGTCTCATTAGAAGGATAACCTTTCATACGCTGAATGTGTAGGTGAGGTGTAGTAGAGTTACCTGTGTTACCAGATAAACCGATCACATCTCCTGCATTTACTCTTTGACCTTTTTTTGCAATGACTTTACTCATATGCATGTACCATTGGAACCACTTACCACCAGGCTCATCAAGTGTAATTTGGTTACCACCGCCACCGGCAACTGGTCCTGCTTGTGATATCTTACCTGCTGTTAGTGCTCTTATTTTTGTGCCTGTTGGCATACCAAAGTCTATACCATAGTGCTTACCACCATTAAACATTAAGCCACCTGTATAGTTACCGAATGTTTGAAGGATGTTATCCCATGGTAACCAACCAGCATCACCGTCCCCACCTTCAGCTTCTGTGAACCAATCTTTAACTTTTTCTACTAATGAAGATTTTAAGTTTTTATAAGCTGCTTTAACTAAATTAACGGTAGCATTATCACCACCGCCAAAGTTAATGCCCATACTATCCATGACTTTGTTGACTAATTTACCAGGATGTTTAACATAGTCCCAAACATCTCCTATTTTATCGCCCATCCATGATGCGCCGTCTTTAACTTTTTCTAAGCCTTTACTTCCTAAGTCTTTAACAGTATCTTTGGCGTCGCTACCTGCTTTTTTCACGCTATGGTAGCCATCAGATATTTTGTTACCCATATTTTTACCTGCTTTAGCTGTACCATCAAGCAAACTATCGTACCAACGTTTACTCCCTTTAGAAAAGCGAGGTATTTGAACACCTGTACCTGTTGATAAACGTTTTGGTATAATACCTTGCTCTTGAAGCTTATGTGTGTGTTTAGCGTTAATAACGCCATCGCCTTTATTTAAACCAACAATCGTATTTTTACCTTTTGGCGCATCAATTGAACCATCTTTACGTTGAATTAACTCTTGTGTCCGTCCGCCCGGTCCATTACCTGGTCCTTTATCGTTAACCATTGCAACCGTAGGTTGTCTTAACCCACCGTTTGAATCAGTTGCTAACGATGATCCATCATAAGTACCTGTAGCTAAATGGGGTATTTTTTTTATAAGTTCGTTTTTACCCGTAATGGCTTTTGATATCTTATTAACGCCGCCAATCATACCATTCAAACCATCTACAGCTTTGTTGGCAACAGTTTTACCTAAATTGCTTGCGGCTTTACCCATATCGGCACCAATGTCTTTAATCCATTGTAGTGTATCGCCCAGCCATTTTTTGAATCCTTTATAAACAGATTCTGCTTTCTTCCAACCTTCACCAGCAATATTACCAAAACTTGTTTTGGCTTTACCCCACATGTTACTCAAGTTAGTTTTAACAGAACCATAAGCTTGACCGAAATATTTACTTGTGCCTTTCCACAAGGACTTGGATTTATCCCAGGCTGTGCTTGCTGCACCACTGAATTTACCTTTCGCTTGGTTATAAATACCTGTGACTTTGGTTTTGGCTTTCTCATATGTTTCCCCGAACCATTTTTTGGTGCCATTGTAAACTGATTTAGATTTATCCCAGACTTTACCTGCAGCTTCTGTAAAATTATCGCGTGTTTTATTATAAACTCCTGTAACTTTATCTTTTGCTGAATTGTAAGTATCACCAAACCATTTAGATGTATTTTTCCAAATACCTTTTGTTTTAGCTGTCGCAATACCTTTAGCTTCTTCGAGTTTATCACGGGTTGAACCTTTCACATTCTCCCAGGTATCAGACACGCCTTTAGTCACTTTGCCCCAAATATCGCCGGCTGTATCCCATGCTGAATACCAACCATTTTTGAATGATTGTTGGATATTTCGGCCTTTTTCACTAAACCAACCCTTGGTATTCTCCCAAGTTTCACCTAGTTTATTTGTAATCGATGACCACAAATTGCCTCCTGTTTCAAGGGCAGAGTTCCAACCTAACTTGATGTTCGACCATATATTTTGGCCTTTTTGGGAGAACCATTCTTTGGTTTCCTCCCACTTTTCACCGAGCCAACTTGTCAATGAAGACCAAAGATTGCCTCCAATTTCAAGCGCGTCATTCCAACCTGTTTTAATATTGGACCAGATATTATGGCCTTTTTGAGAAAACCATTCTTTCGTGTCTTCCCATTTTTCACCAAGCCAACCAGTTAAAGAGGACCAGAGATTGCCACCTGTCTCTAAAGCGTTGTCCCAGCCAGTTTTAATGCCAGACCAGATGTGGCCGCCTTTTTCTGAGAACCATTCTTTCGTGCTTTCCCACTTCTCAGATAACCAACCTGTTAAAGATTGCCACAAATCACCACCCGTTTCAATCGCTGTATTCCAACCATTTTTCAAACTGGACCAGAGATTGCTTCCTTTTTCAACAAACCAACCAGAAACATTTTCGTAAGTTTCACCTAACCAGCCAGTTAAAGAGTTCCAAAGATCTCCGCCAGCTCCTATAGCAATGTTCCAACCTTCTTGAAGGGCATCCCAGAATTCTTGACCTTGTTCAGAGAACCAACCAGTGATAGTATCAAAACCACTCTTAATATCTTCGCCAGCTTCAGAAATATTTTCTTTCCAAGAAGAAACGGCATCGCCAATATCTTCACCTATCGCTTTAAATGGGGTAGCAATCCATTCACCGATGTTCTCAAACCAGCCATTAACAAGCTCTTTCCAATCCGTTTCTGTAAAGAAATCTTCAACTTTGCCCCAGCCTTTTTTGAAAGCTCCAATAAGTTCATCGGTTTGATTGCCTATCCAAGTGCCAATTCCAGAAGCTTGTGAACCTACATCTTGCCAAAAACTATTCCAATCATCTTTTATAAAGCTTTTAGTTTTTTTATACCATTTTTCTGAATTAGAATAAACATGGCCACTAGATAAATTTACTTCGTCTGCTATATCTTTATTATTTTTTCTAACTGATTTACGTATATCACCAGTTTTTCCCTCAGCAGTATCTATCGCATCATCATAAGCATCTTCGATTTCTCTAACTCGCTTATCGTGTTCTTTTTGATCAATCTCGCCATAAGCAAGTAAATCATCAGCTTGAACAACATCATCTTCACGTTGTTTTTTAGCTTCTTTTTTAGCTTTTTTCTCTGCTTTGACTGCATCTTTAATAGCCTCACTTGCTTGTTGTGTATCAATAGCACCTGTGTTAGCGTTCATTCTTGATAAAATAGCTTGTTGCTCTTTTTGTCCTTTCGCAATACTTTCGGTTGTGATACGATTACGTTCATCCAATTTAGCTTTTAGGTCTTTCTCTTCTTGAGCTGTAAGTTTCCCGTCGTTAAATTGTTTTAGTTCTAATTCTTCGATTTCTTGGTTTAGCTCTTCAAGTCGTTTGACTTTTTCATCAGAAGCCTCTTGGTTCTTGTCAATCATGTCTTGTTTTTCTTGAGCTGTAAAGGCTTCACTGTTTTCAAGCATATTATTCAATTCATCAGATACTTTTTTATTGCGTTTTTGAACTTGTTTTAAAGCTTCTTCTCCAGCTTTTTGAACTGATATTTCAAGTTTTTCACGCATATCGTCTGTAATTTTGCCGTGGTTTAGTTTAATATCTGATAACACACGCGTTGTATCTTCTGAATACTTCACATATTTACCAAGTGCTTTTTCAGTTTCTTTAGAGACGCCTTTGCCTAATACTTTTGTTGTATCAGTGGCTTTATCAGAAGCTGTTCCTACTTTTTTCATAAAACTTTCAAAACTATTACCAGCTCTTTTAAGCAAATCATCGTCGTCTAAATCTTCATAACCTTTTTTAAAATTTGTAAAGAAATCATCTTTAACAGTTTTGCCCGTTTGGGAAAACCAACCACCTAACTTTTTAAGTTGATCAATGGTACCATCAGCAAATGTTTTAATAGTATCTCCTATGCCATTTACTCCGTCTCTAAACCATCCTATTTTGTCATACGCTTTTTTAAATACTGAACCTAATAACGTTATTGCAGTAAGTGCTATCCCTATAGGTCCTGTGGCAAATTTTAAGACACCTTTTCCTAAAACTTTGATACTTCCACCTAAAAATTGTGACGCTTGTCCTAACAGACCAAGTTTACCATTAGCTTTACCTGCAGATTTTCCAAAGAAGCTAAACATACCAGCTGAACCTTTTGCACTTCTACCTGATGTAATTATAGAAGTTGCAGCACCTTTATTTGCAGCAGCATTTATTGCAGCTTCTGCTGAATTTTCTGCCATTCTTCTATTTAAATGAGCATAACCAGATGTAGCACCTTGAACTGCTCTTAATAATAGACCGACTCCTAAAGTAACTGGACCGATTGCTGCAGTTAATCCCATAAGTCCTGCTATTGCAACTTTTGCTCCTTTAGGTAATTTGTTTAAAAAATCCACGCCAGATTTCAAACCACTTACCATTCCAGATAAGGCAGGTTGGATGGTTTCAAATATTGATAAACCAAGTTCTTCTGCCGCCGAACGAAGTTCTCTTAAACTACCGCCTAAACCTTTTTCCATCGTTTTAGACATTTCTTTCGCTGAACCTTCACTACCATCAATTGCCTTACTTAACTTCTTATAGTCCTTTTCAGAAGCATTAACAATAGCCAAAGCTCCACTCATAGCCTCTTTACCAAATATAGTACTTGCAGCAGCAGCTTGTTGGTCTTTAGATAGTCCACCTAGTTTTTCTCTTAGTTGTCCCATTACGTCGCGCATAGGCAGCATTTCTCCGCTACTATCAGTTATAGAAATACCAAGTTCTTCCATTTTTTCTTTCATAGCTTTAGTAGGTTTAGCTAGATTAGTAAACATTGTACGGAGTGCTGTACCAGCTTTTTGACCTTTCACACCAGCATTACTCATTAAACCAATTGCTACAGAAGTATCTTCAATACTGTATCCTAAAGCGCCAGCTACTGGGGCAGCATATTTAAATCCTTCACCCATCATTTGAACATTTGTGTTTGCATTTGCACTAGCAGAAGCTAACACATCTGCAAAATGCCCACTATCTTTTGCTTCAAGTCCAAAAGCTGTCAAACCATCTGTAACAATATCTGAAACTGCACCTAATTCTTCACCAGATGCAGCAGCTAAATTCATAATGCCCGGTAAACCTTTAATCATATCTTGCGACTTCCAACCCGCCATTGCCATGTAATTCATAGCTTCAGCGCTATCAGAGGCACTAAATTTAGTAGTAGCTCCCATTTCACGGGCCTTTGCTTTTAAAGCATCTAAGTCTTTACCAGTAGCTCCTGAAATAGCTTGAACTTTTCGCATACCATCGTCGAATTCGACGCCAAGTTTACTTGCATACCCCATAGCGCCTACAATAGGTGTAGTTACATACATAGACATATTACGACCTACATTACGCATACCTTGAGACATTCTTCCGAATTTATCTGACATTTTTTCTAAGTGATCTGCATTTTTGGTAAACGTACTATTCGCAATCATTTGTTCTTTATTGAATTTTTTAAACTCTTGTTTTGTTTGATCTATACTTCTTTCAAGATTATTCATCGCTGTCTTTTCTTTATTAACAGCTTTTTCTGCATTTGCAACATTCTTCGGATAATCTTTAATAGTTTTAGAAAGTTTTCTATGTTCTTGTTCTGCTTTTTTAACGGCATTATTAGATTGATTATATGAAGCTTTTACTTTTTTATTTTCTTCTTCAATGAGAGCATAAGATTGTCGAAGTTTTTTTACATTAGCTGTTTCTTCTTTATGGCTGGCAATTAATTTACGATGCACTTCTCTTTGTTGTTTAGTGGCATTGGAAGCTTGTTTAATTTGTTCAGTGGAAGCTTTTCCTGAACTTCTCAGTTTTTGTTCTGCATTTCTTAATTCATCTAATTTTAGTTTAGCTTTAGTTTTTTCAGCATTTAATTGAGATTGTTTAGTTTTAGCTTTTTGAAGTTCATTATCTGATTTTTTAAGTTCTTGATTAGATTTACGCAAAGCATCATCATATTTTTTATGAGCGTTAGCTAATTCTTTCACTTTTTGTCCTTGCTGTTTAATACTTCCTGTAGCTTTTTCATAAGAATCTTTAACATTTTTTAAATCAGTTTTAGCTTGATCGTACAAACGTCTTTGAAGTTTCATTTTATTGTTTAAGCCATCTAAACGAGTTTGATATTTTTGAGCAGACTGTTCTGTTTTTCCAAATGCAGACATATTCGCTTTTATTTCGGAATTCATTACGCCCATTTGTCTTCTAAACCCTCTCATGCCTTCTTCAACACCAGAGTTATCCATCGTGTTCTTAATCGTTAAGCCATCTATATTGTCCATTTTAAATCCTCCTTTCTAGCCAAATAGTTTGGCCAAGTTTCTACCAGTAATTACTTCTTGCTCTTCTTTTTGTTTTTCTTTTTTGTCATCACCATTTAAAATGTCTAACAATTGAAAATACGGTTGTTCCTTAACTTCTGTTAAAGTCCAACCGTACGTTTCCATGCAAAACCTCTGTATTCTCTTAATGTTTGATAAAAGCTCTTTTATTGAGACGGTTTTTCTGTCTTTCCCTCTTGCTGTTCTTCATTTTCTTCACTTTCTCCATCTTCTCCGCTGATTTCTTGAAACACTTCCTCTAATGCTTTTGAGTATTGTTTTGTCCCCATATTGTTTAAAATGTCTTCTTCGGTTAAACCTTGTTCAGAGAATAAACTCACAAAAAATTCACGTTCCATTTGACGCATTTTTTTCACATTTGGTTCATCTTTCTTTGCTTCTGATTCTCTTTTTTCCATCCACGCGTAAAAATTTTCTGCTTCTCCCATAGTGATTAGCTCTTTTGAATAGCTTTCTTTCTTACCAGTTTTTTGATTTTTAATTTCAAATTTAATCATGTTTAATTTCTCCTTTAATTTTTATTTGCAAATAAAAAGAGGGCCTATAGCCCTCAATAGTTGTTACTCTTCTGGTTCAGGTTCTGTTACTGGTTCTGTGACAGTTACTGAACATTTAGCAGTTTTACTACCATCCTCCGTGGTAACTGTTATATCTGTAGCGCCTGCTTTAACAGCTGTAATTTTGCCATTGCTGTCCACAGTAGCTACTGCATCATCTGATGATATGAAAGTTACTTTTTTGTTAGTAGCAGTAGATGGTGAAACTGTCGCATTCAACGTTTCTGTCGCGCCTACTTCTAAACTTGTACTTTCTTTGTTTAACTTCACACCTGTTACTGCAATTGGTTTTGTCTTAAATGCCGGAACATCTACTTTTTCCGATTCTCCATTTTCATTTTTACGTGATACTTGGTAAGTACCTTTTGGATAATCTGTGTTAGCTTCCAAACCATCTACAGTTACCGATGCTTTACCTTCAACATATTCTTCACTCTTTATGAGTTCTTCACCTTTGTACAGATTTAATGTATCTGCCATACTTTCACCTTCTTATTTAAAATATAAAAACCCCTATTGAGCAGAGATAGTAGCTGACTTGCTGTTAGCTGTTACCTCCACCGTTTGGGGCGTATTAGGGTGTTTCTTCTTCTGGTTTGTTTTCTGAATATCCTGGGAAAACTAAGTCAAAGAATTCATCTGATCCTTTCTCACCCACGTGATACCCAACAATTCTTGAACGTTCTTCAATCTTACGTGACATCCAATCACCGTTTAGCTTTTGTGGTTCTGGTGCTTCTTCTTCTTGTTCTTTTGTTTTCCATTCAATAGCATCCAAACTTAATGTTCCTTTAACTAACGCACAATATACTGGATCTCCTGTTAATACATCTTCTGATTCTCCAATCATAGCAACATATGGCGCTCTAGTATCATCGCCAATCCACGAACTACCATTATCATCTTTATCTCTACCTAGCACAGTATCTAAATCATCATCAGGAACATTAAATAAATCTAATTCTGATTGAACTTCATTAGTACCTTGTTTTTTCATCCATACACGTTTGTTTGAGGCCCACATATCAACCATTTCAGGTGCTAAGCCAGAAATATTAAGATTAACTGTACCACCATTTTCATCTTCCCATACCATTTTCTTTTTGATTTTGTCTTCACCTTGTTCAAATACACCTACATGAATTTTTTTAAATCCTGCTACTTGTCCCATATTTTTTCCTCCTTAAAATTAAAAGAACGTATCTATTCGACACGTTCGCCTTTGTAATATTGATTTTTAGGTATACCTTTATATCTACGCGACATAACATACCTTCTAGTTTGTTCGAAATATTTATCTAACTCTGTTGAAACTTGTTTCATATTTTTTTGCCACATAAGATAACGAATGCGTTTAGTAATATCAATTGTTTCTTGATGATTATACGTTTCTACATCTATTTGAATTAAATAGGTCTCTGACAAATATTTGTCTGAAACATATGAACTTGGCTTATCATATACTGGTGTTAAAACAATAAATGGCCCACTCGTATCATCGACTTCTGTTAGTTCATAGTTATAAATCCTATTATTAATTAGTGAATTGATAATAGGATCATTACTTATAATTTTCGACACGTATTTTAAAATATCCATTATTTTGTCATCTCTCTTCTAATAATAGAACGATATTTCAACTCACCAGCTTCTAATGTTTTGGCAATCACAGCATAACCTTTTGGAGTATATTTTTTACCATCTCGTGTATAACCATGTTCGTTAAGATGAATAATATTTTTACGATTTTTAGGACCTTCCCAATAAATCATTACACGCCTTTTCCCTGATATTGTTTCAGGTACGCCTCTTTGCATTTCATTGATAGACTCACCAGTGTCTCTAAATTCTTCAAATTGATATTTTAATTCATCTTTTACAAAGTCAGCTGCAGCAATTAAAGCCCTATCTGATTTTTCTTCCATAGCTTTTTTGCCGTATTTCATTTCTAGTTTTTTCATTACCTCTGGTATACCTTCTAATTTAACATCGTATATACCATTCACTTTAGGTCTACTCATTTTCGCCAACCACCACCGTAATGTAACCTGCCATGGGTTTATCAAATCTAATATCATAAATATTAAACAACTGATTCTCAAAGCGATAATCTTTTACTTTTATTGTGTGATTATACTTAGGGATAAACTGACGCTTTGCATCTCTCATAATAAAAGTAAAACCTTGTTCTTTGTCATTTGTTGATAAAATCTTTCTATCTTTAATCGAATTATTATATTTTTCTACTTTACAACAATATAACTCTTGGTTTTCTAAATCGCTTGGGTATGGTCCAGTTTTAACTTGCCCACAAAAACATAAATAAGTTTTAAAATTTT